TTTAAAGCTTTGGATGGCTATAATTTCGTCCTACAAAATGGAAGCCTTTTCCATTTCTTTAGAAAAAGATGTCAAGGTAGCTCAGCTGGTTAGAGCGCTGGTCTCATAAGCCGGAGGTCGAGAGTTCAAGTCTCTCTCTTGACACCATCTAAAAAACTCCCAAAACCCCTAAAATACGAAACTAAAGCATAAATTTATCAAGTAGTTGATTTGGATATTTTTACACAATACTTGTCAGTATGTAAAGTTTTTGACAAGTTATAGGGCACAATTTAAGGCACACTTTTTAAATCCCAAAAATCAATCTCACTCACATTAAAATATCTATAATAATCAAGTCAATATTAATTTATACACACTTATAAGATATAATATCCCTTCGGAAAAGGTTACAAAAAATGAAACATTTTAAATTTTACAATGATGAAGAAAAAGGTGCTGTTGCACTTGTAAATAATAAACCACTTGATTTAAGACATGATATATATAATCGTTCTGAAAGTTTTCAGTGGGGTTACAGAGGTCAAGGTCCACACCAATTAGCAATAGCTATCTTAGGTGAGTTTCTTCCTAGACATGAAGCTCTATTCCTTGCTTTTAAATTTGAAGACGATATTACGTCTCAACATAAACAATACAGTTCGTGGGAGATAGGTGAGGATGAAATCATCTCCTGGATTAAAAATAAAGAAAAAGAGATCATTGAATTAAATGATAAAAACAAAACATACTCTCTTGTAGAATCGATCATAAAAGATATGGGTTATTATCTAAGTAATAGACCAACAACTGCACTATTAGACTCTATACTTGAAATGGTAAATGAAGATGATTTACAACTTACACAAGCGATTGAAGCCAAAATAAACCCAGTAAAACACACTTGTCAAGAGCTTGGAATAACTCAAAAAGAGTTAGCAAATTTACTTGACGTAAAACCTACAGCAGTATCAAATTGGGCAAACGGTGATATTCCTAAATTAGCTCAAATAGTTCTTGAACAAATGCTAGAAATAAAAGACCTAAAAGAAAAGCTTAATAAAGTCGGTGAATTTAAAGTATTACTTAATAGCTTGTAAATCCATATATTTGAATAATACAGACAATAAAAATCATAAATATGGTTTATTGTCTTGACAAAGTACAAATAAAATGTAATAATTTCCAAAATAGTTCAAATATTTGAACTTTCAAGGAGATTTTATGCAAAGCCTACCAACAATTAACAATCATACTATCGGTGCTGAAAAAGTTAAAACTATAAATGCTAGAGATTTATGGAAATATCTTGACGTAAAAAAAGAGTTTGCAAACTGGATTAAGAAGCAGATAGACTCACTTGGACTAGAAGATAATATTGATTATTCTTCGTTTGCCCTAAAAGTCAAACGAGAAAAAGGTGCAAGTGTAAAAAAAGAATATATACTAACCCTAGATGCAGCAAAGCATATAGCAATGGCTTCTAGAACTGCAAAAGGTAAAGAAGCTAGAAACTACTTCATAGAAGTAGAGAAAGCTTTTAATCGTCATATATCTCCAAATGTTATAGGCGGTTATAAATCTCAACTATCTCAACGTAAAAATCAAATAGAAGAACTCAGACAGCAGATAGATTATCTTGAAGCTCAACATCCAATATGTGTTATTGAAGAAATACCAACAAAGTCAACATACAATATAGATGAACTACTCACTGAACTTGAAATAAAAATGAATGATCAACTCAAAATGATTTTAAACAGTGCTATGCTCAATGCCAAAGCTAACTTTAGAGGTTCACTTGAAACTAATATCATGCAGATTAAAAGAGAGCTATTAAACAAATAAGCTTCATTGAAGTTCCATTTTTGTAATATTTTGTTAATAAATATTATCAATAGAGGGAATTTATGGGCTACAAAATGAAATATAAGCCAGCTTATTGTAAGAGCTGTGAAAAGAATGTAAAAGCGGAAAAACAGGTCAAAACACCAAATCATATTTTACATCTATTAATTACAGTTTTTTTAGGTATTTTCACTGCTGGAATTGGTGCAGTAGTTTGGATAGTTATATGGATACTTGCTAGTTTTCCTGATATTTACATTGGTGGTGAGGGTTACACAGGCTTTAGTTGTTCAGAATGTGGTGGGAAAAAATTAACTTCACCTAAAAGTAGTCCAAAAAATGTAGAACCAAAAAAAAGTAATAGTGCAGAAATAAGTTCATCTACTCCTGAGTTGTCAGATAAAGACAAAGCTGAATTAAAAGAGTTGCATGAATTAAAAAGCATGGGTGTTGTCACAAATGATGAATATGAAGAAAAAAAGAAAAATATATTAAACAAATATGATTAAACTTTTTATTCTTTTAATTTCTTCAACAATTTTATTCTCTGCATCTCTCAAAGACAAGAACTATGGAACAGTAGAAGTTTCAGAAGTAACAAGCATTTATGATAGTGATACATTCAGAGCCAACATCAAAGACTATCCTGGTATTGTTGGCTATCGTATTGGTATTCGTGTAAATGGTATAGACACTCCAGAGATAAGAGGTAAGTGTGAAAAAGAAAAACTACTTGCACGTGAAGCAAAACAAATAACTGTTTCAACTCTAAGAGCTGCTAAAAAGATTGAACTTAGAAATATGAAAAGTAAAGGATTGGTGCAAGTAGTGGTATATAACTTGCATATACAATAATATATTGTTATGTTTCATTGCAAGGGGTGGTAGACCCTTGCAAAAGCTACTTCTATTTTAAGTAGCTGTTGATAGCTAATGCTAAATAAATCAAGGCTATAAATAAATAGGCTATAAAATGAAACATAGCGATGCCCTCCTGTTGGTAAAAAATCGTGTAATTTTTTTGCAACGACCTACTTTCCCACAAGTGCAACCTGCAGTATCATTAGTGATTTAGCACTTAACTTCTAGGTTCGGGATGGAACTAGGTGTACCCACTACTCAAAGTCACAAAAAAAGCTTAAAAAAAAGCCAAAAAAAAAGCTCAGCAACAAACAGTCACTGAGCTTCTACACGATTTTTACTTCTACAGGAGATACAGCTACCACACTGCACACCATTATATTTATTTTATTAGCTATCTATTTACAACCTAACAAAGGAGTAAATTATGCCAAACCTAGAACAACAAAGACTTAGATTTGAACAGCTAATAGTATAACCAAAAATTGTTCAAAAGTCTATATAAATCTATATAAATCTATATAATTTTATATATAAAGATACTTTTGGATACATAGTTTTTACCTGCAATATGATAAAAACTTATAAATTAAATTACCTCTTTCTGAAACTTACGACTCATAGACTTATCCATAAACCAAAAGCCTATAACCGTGCTAGTAGTGAAAGTCACAAGTCTTAGCATAGTCATTATGATCTCATACAGTTCATCTGCATCCATAACTATTCCTAGTTCCTGGTACATTCCAAATGCCATATAAGTCACATATGCACTAAACACTATAGAGCCGTAAGTTACAACAGGTCTTACCAAAGTTCTAGTGATGTCAACCAAACCTTGAATAAACACTATAAATATAGCTATCGGCATGGTAAGCCATCTGGTCCACTTGCTTTCATTAAACATCATACGTTCAACCAGGTCAGTCTTAACATAGTTTTCAGACAGTTTCAAGATAGCTTCATTTCTACCCTGCATCTCTGCTACTTCCATCTGCCCTTCAGATATAATCTGATCACGTTGTATGTTTGCCTTTACTTCTGCTATGGTTGCATCTGTTTCAGCTTTTACCATTTGGAGGTTGTACTTATGATCTAGCTTTTTTTCCTCAAGCTTGTACTCGTGCATAGCTTTGTCTGCTTTTGCTTTTAACCATGCAGTACCTAGACCACCTAAAATACCAAACAGCCCACCGGCTAAACCACCATCTAAAAAACTCATTATTGTATCCATCAAAACTCCCTTATTGTCAAATTGAACTCTTTATGTTCCATGTGTTCCATGAACTCACGCACTGCTACCCTACTTGTAAGAACTGCTCTTTGAGAGTTCCCATACTTATTTTTGATTTTACCTCTACGCTTACCAAGAGCTATACAACCGTTAAGATGTGATTGCCAGCCTTTTTCCTTTTCGCCAGCGAAATTTGCAGAGTGCATAAGTATGTAAGTCCTACCCTCTACATCTTGCAAGTGAAAAGTGAGTCTTTTAAAACGTGGTGAGTACCTGACTTTACAATCATACTCACCAAGGGGAATACAACTAATGTTCTTTTGGTTTTGTTTATCTGGAAGTTCTAGTGTGTGCCAGATTTTACCTGCAGCAACTATGTAGCCAAATGTACCCTGCTCGGTTGTAGGTTGTCTAAAAAGATAAGCGCTACGCACTTTTAGACCTTAGCTCACTAAGTATTTCACTTTGACCATCTGCTAAAGTATCGAACTTTTTTTCGAAGCTATCGAACCTTTTATCGATATGTTTTTCAAACTGTCTAAATATCTCTTTTGACATGAACTCAGTTCTAACTTCTCTCATAGTTGGTGTTTGAGTAATCTGCTGTTGCAGTTCAGTTATATTTTTTAGAGAATGATCAAGTTTTTTTCCGTAAGCTTCTTCAACCTTGTTAAAATGAACTAATACTGGTGTATTTGTATTCATAAACTTCAAAAGAATGTCTATTTTTTCGTCTTGATCTTCATCTTTCTTTTTTGATTCATTTGCTCTATATTTTAGTACCCCAAAAGCAGCTGCAAAAGTAACTATAAAACTAACTATAGAAATTGTTACGCTAACCATCCAGCCTTCCATTTATCCCCCCCTGCTCCATATTTTATTTTATGATATTTCTTAACCGCAAATACCATTTCATCTTTTAGAGGTTCTAAGTCAAATTTATTTAAAAGTATTTCAAACAACTTATCAGCCTCAACATATTGTTCTTTATCACATAGCCAATCGTGAACTACAACAGCTGGTAGGTTTTGAACTTTAAAAGGTGGAACAAATGACCAAAATATTCTAGGTACATTTGCACCATTTGTTTTATAACCTTTTTCAATCACATATTCATCAATTTTAAAATCTTCAAGCAATATAAACCTACCATCTAAAGTAGGAGATACTTTTAAAGCTTCAAATATTTCTAGTGTTGTATGTTGATTAGTGTATAACATCTAAACCTCGTTTAGAATCGCTACCACTTCATCTATACTTTGTGCAGCTCCAACTCTTGTAGCTTTATCAGTACCTTTTGCGATAAACTCAGTAACATTTGAAAGTGAAGAGTTTAAAAGCTCACTATCTGCATAGCCACCATCAGCTAAAGCAACCATTTTGCTATAACTATCAGTTTCAAGTTCTGTTAATCCATTTAGTGTAGGGTTTAAAGAAGCTACAACTTTTGCTAAAAGAGCCACCGCTTTTGCGTTACTCGCACTTAAATTAGTATGAGTGTTGCCAAGTGCCTTTTTAACACTATCACCTATTTGCCAATTGACAGTGTCAATTGCTATAGTTTTAAATTCTTCTAAATTTTTCGGTAAAAATTCGCTATCTAGCCCTAAACCTTGATAAATATTTTCATTTAGTTTTATTAATTTTATAATCATTTTTTTTCCTTTTTACAAATCAAAATTTGTAACATAATTCAATGGGATTCCATTTAAATCTCTAACAATCTGCCCGCCAATCATATCCTTCATATTCCCAGTTGTTCCATCTTTTAAAACAATGCTAACTGAGGACACTGAGCAAGAAACATTGCCTATTTCGCTAAACAAAATAAGACCGTTTCTATTGTTTCCAATTTGTTTTATTTGGCATGAGTAGAAATATAAATCTGTCATAGTGTGAGAACCACTAGCAACTCGAATTAGATTAGTGTCTGAAATTTCTATTATTGAGCTATAAAAAACAGCCTTTATCCCTAGCATATCATCCCTCTTGAATAATCCTTCCCATATTGAGAGAGAAGCATTTACATCACTTAATGATGCAGTTCTTAGGTTTACTTTATAAAAAGATATTTTTCCACCTTGTTGATAAAAACCTTTTGTTTCATTGCTACCATAAGATATATTTTCAATCCAAGCATTATCTTCCAAAACATTACTTATATTGTGAGTTTGAAATTTAATAACTCTACCAGCCGTATAAATATTGTCTGTAATTAAATGTGTTTGACCCTTTTTTAAATAAATTGTACTAAAACAATTAACAGGTAAACTTTCTACAGCTTCTTTAATAGTTTTAAAAGTTGTTGAAGTGTTTTCCGTTATTGAATTGTCAACATAAATTGTTTTAGATGATTCAGCCCTAATACTACCTGCGACACTAGCTGTAAACTTAGCAATATTAGGAAAAGTTTTAACACTCTCACTACCATCAGCTTCAAGATGAGTTATACTTACATCTTTTGCATCTCCGACTGTAAACTCTTTTAAAAAACTAAAATAGTTAGCCGTATTAACTAAAAGTCTCTCTATTGGTGTCATTTTTTATCCTTAAAATTTGATTTGAGCTAATTGAGCTTTCATTTCTAAAATCTCAATTGCTGATGTTGCAAACATGTTGTCAATAGTCTCTCTATTGTATGTTGATTCAGTCGGTATCACTACAGATTCAGCTCTTTGTGCTGCACTCTCAGCTAACTGTTGTGAAGCGTATGCAGCATTTTTATGGTTTAATGCTTCATCCGATTTTTTAGAAACAAAAATTGCATTGCTATCTACTTCCTGAGCTAATGTTTTAAACCAAGCCACAACATTATTCATTTGTATTTGAAATATTAAAAGACTTGCTAACCAATCTTTCACTGCATTTGCATAAGCCAGCTTTCCCTGAGTTTTATAATCTGAGAAATTCGGAAATGTGCTTAACGCATCTACACCATTTGTTGTCATTTTTATTTACCCTCCAATTTTAAAGTTTTTTGCGTTGTAGTAGATCCTGGTACTGTGTTGTTACTTACAAACACAGCGAAAAGATTTATAAAGTCAAACTCCACACTTTTTCTATCTCTATCATCCGCAATCCAGAGTTTTGGCGTACCAAAAAGCTTTGAAGTTTTGCTTGCGTTTATATTTGCTGTTTTGTTATAATCAAGCACTGGTAAAGAGACTGTTTCAATTAATCTCTGGCCGCTATCGACTAAGTTACCCCAACTATCTCTTGTTGTTTTATAGAAATTATTTTGCGTGTATCCTATGCCATCACATAAAGTCATACCAATATCTACTTTTTCACCACAAACAAAGTATCTGCACTTGGTAGTAGTTCCGCTTATAGTTATTTTGATTGCCTCAAGTTCAAGCTCTAAAAAATCAAATTGTATTTTTGGCTTTAGAACTGGATCTGTCGGAAATAAGTATCTTGCGAAACTATCTATTTCCCAATCATAAATATTTTCGGCCAATGTATCAATAACTGTGTTATCTGAGCGAAGTAATTCAACAGTAATAGTATCTCCATCAATATCTTGAAAAAACAATGTATCTAAAAAATTGGCATCAGAAATAAAAAATACTCGACTACCTGTTATCTCTGGTGCATACTCATTATTTAAGTCAAACATTGCATACTCTGCTAATGGAGCAGCAACCCATATGGTTGGATTGTCTTTTGGAATGAGACCAGCTGTTACACTCTGCGCTGCAAGCTTGTATTTTTTCTTATCTGCTAAAACTTTTATTTCATCTTCATGAGCATAATCAGATTTTTGAGGATCCCATTCAGGAAGCTGACTATCTGCAGAACTTAGTTCACCTATGATTGTTACTGAATTAAATATATTTACTGGGGAAACTACCTTCATGCTATTCTCCCTTCCATCTCAGTTCTTGCTTGTAGATCTCTCACTTCTTGCAGTGCTAAAGCCATCGCTTCATTTGAAGCTTTAACTGATTCTAATTCTTTTAATATTTGAGGTAGGTTATTTAGATGATCTAGTTGGTTTTGAGAATCTATCTTGATAGTGTCAAGTTTGTTTTTGGCACTCAGCTGTGCAAACATCATGTCAGTTTTATTTTCAAAGTTAGTTTCATCTGTAAGAACACTTGAATAATTATTCACATCATCCAAAACTAATTTTAAAGCGTTTCTATCGTCTAAATTAGATATTGAAAGCGCATCGTTGATAGCTGTATTAAAACGTAAAAGTTTAGCTTCACTGGATAGATATGAATCATCTATTGTACTATTTATGGTATCTATCGTAGATATGATGGAATCTTCTAAACTTATAGCTGTATTGGCAGCACTAAGTACTAACTCATCATGACTTTCTATAAGTGCTTTATTGGCATTTAAAAACTCTAAGTCTGCATCTGTTAACCCATCTGTATCGTCTTTTAGCTGTTGAAATACTATCTGTAAGTCTTCCATGCTCTGTGCTACATCTGCTGCCACGTCTATTATCATTGTAGATGTGTGCATTTTCCCAAAGAAATAGCTTTGAAAATAACCTTCTTTTTGCGTCACTATATCGCCAGCCATTTCAGAAACCAACTCACTTTGAGACTTAAAGCTATCTGTCCATTCTTTTTCTAGTGTTTTATTGCCCTCTATAAGTTTTCTATTTGCTTCTAATAATTCTAAATCTGAATCAATTAAACCATCAGTATCATTTGCCAAAATTTTATAAAGTGCATCAAGTTCTTCCATATTTGAAGCTAAACTTATAATATTATCTTCTAATCCAATATATTGATAAGATTCTTGTACAATACCATATCTGCTAGGATGGTAATACTTTAATTCTTCACCTAAATAATCAACAACCAATGCTTCATGTTCTTTATTATTGGTGATATATTTTTTAAATACATCGAAATACTCCTTCGAACTATCAAATTCTTCAGCTCTGTAGTTATAACCTGTCATTTCTATTTCGTTCTGACTAACTGTACTAGATAACATATCCGATACAATCTCAGTGTCAGATTTAAAATTATTTTTCCATTTTTTAGAGTTTTCTGAAGCAGTTTGCATTGCTTCATCAACCATGGCAATAACATCTGCAAAATCTTTATAGTATGAATATCCTATATCTACATCAGTCCATATTTCAGTCGCTCTGTCTATTTGCCTCTGAGTAATAGATCCAAGCTTCTCAGCTAGTGCCATTTCATTCAGTTCGTCATTTAATGACTCCATGTATTCATGGTCAATATTTTTTGTTAATTCTTTGGCTTTTGTTAATGATAATGCAGAGATGTCTAGTGAATTGGATAAAGCTTCATTAAATATATCCGCTAGAGCTTCTTTATTGGAGTCTAACATCGTTTTAGCATAATCTTTTACTTGGTTAATTAAAGATTTACTATCATCCGCTTTAAATTTGGCACCATCGTATGTCGCATAAGCATAGCTATCAAATGTTCCGCCACCATGTTGTACATCTATAGCCTCATAAGCTGAATCATAATTATAAACTTGTGAATATTTAGCGATATTAGAAGCAAGTTCATCTATCTCAGTTTTTACAGAAGTTCCGGTATTTCCAAATTTTTCTAATGTAGTGGTAGCTTTTTGTAATTCATCTGTAAAACTACTAAAGTTTTCTGAAGCTAATTGGTAAGGATCAGTTTCAACTACACCCCCTTCAAGTTTTCCAATACCCATAAGACCAACACCAACAATCATGGAAACCCAGTCAGTTTTTTGACCTACTTGTGTTAATGTGCTAGCTTCATTAGCGACCATCGACTCACCAACTGCTAAAGATAGTTGACTCACTAACTTGCCAAAGTCAAAGTCGCCATCTATTCCATCTTGTATTGCTTGTGTAAATGAGCGTCCAAATTGGTTAGCGAACTCGTCCGAGAATCCTTCTGTACCTTCTAAATCACTATCATCATCAAACCAATCGTCTGGACCATGAAACTCTTGTAGTGCTTTAAACCACTCTTTATCCTCTGCTTTTCTTCTAGCTATTGCTTCTTCTTCGAGTTGTTCTTCATAATCCCATTTAGCTGATGTTCTCTCATAGTCTAAATCTAGTTCATAATCAGAAATTCTTTGTGCTATGGCTTTAGCTTCTTGTTCTTCTTTTTCATTTGATAAACCTGCATCTGTATTTATATTATTTGGATCTATTTCTTCTTTTCTAAGTTTTGCTTTTTGTTCTTCTACAAACAGTTCATTTTCAAGTAATGATATTTTTGCTTTAATAAAGTTTTTTTCATCTTCATGATCTTTCTTCTTTTCATCACTCCAAAACTTTTTATTTAAAGAACCCCAACTCAACTCTTCTGACTCTTCTAGTTCTTTGAGCTCATCTTTTAGCCGAGATAACTTTGTTTCCATATTTGCAAATGAGTTTATGTCTTTAACTTCCATGAACTTAACATATAAACTATTTAAAACAGGGAGTAGTTCATTTGCCACTTGATTCGTAAGCCCGGTAAGGTTTTGCTCTACTTGAGTAATGTTATCATTAAACACAGCTGCAGAAGCTGCCATCTCGTTGCTAAACACAGCACCAATTCGCTCACCCTCATCACCTAAGCGTTGCATCTCATCAGCACTCATAGTTGTAAGTCTTACAACATCCGCAGCACTTTTACTAAAGAGGTCTTGTGCTATTGCAGTTCTTTTTGTCTCATCTTCTACATATCTAAGTTTATCTATTAAAATGCCAAATGTCGTGGATGTATCTGTAAAGTTTTCTCTTGCAAACTCCACAGATAAACCCAAATCATCCATAGCTTTAGCTGCTGCACCTGTACCATCACGTTTAAAATTTTCAGTACGTCTAATCATAGCCGACATTGCAGCGTCTATTTTATTTATACCTACATCTGCATAACCTGCAGCATACTCTAAACGGCTGATCTCATTTGTAGTAGTTCCAAGTTTTTGTGCTAGTTTTCCAGTTGAGTCAGCTGCATCTATTGAATCTTTTATAAGACTTTGCATAGCACTAACACTAGCTATACCAGCTAAAGCTGCACCAATATTTTTAGCATATCCAACAATCTTTTCGGAACGTTGTTGTGATTCTCTTTGAGCTTTGTCAAAGCCATCTACGAGCTTGGAGACATCAGCAGCAACATCAATTAATACCGTACCAATTTTACTGCTCATTTGACTTCCCTCCAAACACAGATTTTAACTGTGCGATTAATGATTTTTTACTACTTTTCTTTGATTTAGGCTTTGGTCTTTTTTCAGGACAAATCATAAACTCGCTTATTTTCATCTGTTCTTTATGAACAAATCCACTAACTAAATGCATAAGAGTTGCGAGTTGTTCTTCTAGTCTATCAGCAACCGTTGGCTCATAGTAAAAGTACATCTCCCACTCTTTTAACTCTGCATAATCCATACTACCCTCAAGCTCTTTAACTGTTTTGCCAAGAGCTTGAGCGACTCTAAATACTAAGAGTCTGTTTTCGACTTTTTTGGTTCTTTACCACCAGTGATAACACTGAAAAGTTCTTCAACCATTTTTTTTGCTTTCAAGTTCATGTTCTTAACATCTAACTTGACGAAGCGTGCTTCACCATCTTTTGTTTTTACAAAATGCTTTACAGTATCTGCTTGCATTAAGATCATGTCATTCATCATGAATTTTCTATCTTCATCATCTTTTCTGTAGTCTTTCATGAACTTATTTTGTTGTTCTTCTATCTCACTAAGTGATGGTATTTGAACATATACAGTCTGTCCTGGAATAGACTCTAGCTCATGCTCTACCAAAGCACTCGGTTGAAGTGCTTCAAGTAATGGATCTTTACTCATTTATTAAGCTCCTGCAGTTGCTGCAGCTTCAGTTGGCTCACCAATCTTTTCAGCTGTTATGTCTGCTAAAAGCTTTCCATCTTTTTGCGGAGTTACTTTAAAATTGCTAACTTTACAAATACCCTTATAAAGAGTACCAGTCCCTGTTTCATTCAATGCATTATTTACTTCAAATGAAATTTCAACCATTTCACTTGTTTTTATTGCATCTCTAATTATATTTACACCTTCAGTTTCTTCTGGATCATAAAGAACTTGCATTGTGAATGGTCCACGACTAATAGAACCAAGTGATACAATCTCATTATATTGCTTGTTATTCAGCGGTGTATATTTTTTTACTGGACGACTTTCATCAATCAATGCTCCGATGTCTTCTAAATGACCAACATCAACTGCTGAACCAGATGGTGTACCATTTGGTGCTAAATCTACTTTTACCGTAATACCTTCTACGTCTGGTGCTGTGCTTTCTCCTGGCATGGTTTAACCTTTTATATAAAATTCAATAAGCTGTCTGTGCAGCTTTATATTTGGTTCATATGGCATAGTGCGTGAGTTAAAGCCATGTGCTTTATATGTAAACCCATGCATAGCAATACGAACTGCCTCTTTGATTGCTAAGACATCATCAAAATCTTTGTCATAGCAATCAATCTGTACCCGTACATCAAACCCATATGGCTCACGATGGTTTATGCTTTGCAATTCACGGTTATTCACTATAGTGAAAACAAGTGCTGGCAAGCTCCCATTTTGAGGCATAAGGAGAGGATATATCCTCTTATCTACCAAAGCAGTTAGTTCTGTATGGTTTGATAGATAAGAAAATAGATCTGATTCTATGTTCATTTTTTAGCCTTTTGTACTTCTTTGTCTATACGTTTTGCAAGATACTCTTTAGTGGCTTCTATAGCTTCTTCACCTTTGTTTTCATACGCTGGACGCATAAAAGGTTGTGCTGGTGAACCACCGCCTTGTGATACTATTGCATCTCTTTTCTTTTTTCGTTTTCCATAGTATTTTGTTTTAGGACTTAATGGTTCAATACGTTTTGAGTGAGTTCCAAACTCAACCATGTGAGCGTACCATCCATCAGCTTCACCCTTTATCTTCCATTTTGTTCCATCTGCAAGTGTAAATTTAACTGTTCTCATAAAACCCTCTCTTGGTGTTACCCAAAAGCGAATAAAGTTTTTGTTTTTAGGTTTACCAGCAACAATCCCTATGGAATCTTTTAGGACACCGGTGTTTGAGGGTACGTTTGCTTTTGCATCTTTAGCAATCAATGAAGCACCGGCACGGACTGCACCACGCATAATGTTTTTTTGTATATTTTGGGGGAATTGTTTTAAGGCTGATTGTAGTTCTTCTAATCCTTTAATTTCGACACCAGATGCGTTCAAAACAAGTCCTCCTATGTATTTTTACATAGGAAAACTCTACAACTATTTAGTTGATAGGAGCGAAAAGACTACAGAGGGAAGTGTTGTTATATGGTTTGTGACATTGTTCTCATTTCATGTTCCTTTTTATACTCATAATATTTGTTTCAAGTGATCCTCTAAAGTTTGCTTTTGCATTTATCATGGCACTGTTTAAAATCATACTTAGCTGATCGTTCATCTTTTTACCAAGAGCATCCAATATATCATTCATAAATATTTCATTAGTGCTAAAAAATTCCGCTGGCGAAATTTCTGTAATTTGAAAAGGGTTCATCTGTTTTAACTCTTCTATCTGAGATTCTAAAGATTCAATCTTAGCTAAGTACTTTTGGTTTGCAGAAGTAAGTCCACCTATGCGACCGTTTATCTCGTAGATATTTATGTTTCCAACTTTTGGTTCAAGTTTTTCACGCATTGCGAAAAATTGTTTTACAAGTGCAAATTTAAAATCAATTATATAATCACTATTTTTTAACATCGTCATCAAAAATGTAGCTTGTTGTTCATTAAGAAAAGCAACACTCTTAGATTGTTTTCCAACCACCGATTTCAAATCGGCGGTTGGAAATATCACCAAACTGCTTTAATTTTTCAGAGTGCCTATTTATAAGATCTCTTACACTTGCATATTTATTATTAGTATTTTCAGCAATAGTTAAAGCTGATACTCTGGGTTCATCATTTATGATTTGTATTAAAGCATTCACTTTTTTATCCTTTTTGGCTAAATATTAATACAACTTTACTCCTTTTTGTCTAATTTGTCAAGTTTTTTTATCCATTTAGGATAATTTAGGTATAATTTTTTATACTAAATGGAATAAATATGAGAAAAGAAGAATTTGATACTATCTTAAAAAACAATGATTTAACTAGAAAAGATTTTGCTAGACTGTCTGGAATTAAATACACTACAGTTGGAAAATGGAACGATTCAGATAGACCTATACCTGTATGGGTAAAATCATGGCTAGAAAACTACATAGATAAAAAGAAGTTCGACAATATCAAAGAGATCATTAAGGATGAGTTGTAGTGACAGATGCAGAAATAAAAGCAGCAACCAAAGAAGAACTTGGTAGAGAGTATAGTAAAAGGTTAAGAAAACTTCAAAATGAACTCATTGAGTATAAAGACACCTTACCATCTGGCAGAGCATTAAAACCACACCAAGAAGCAGTTTTTAACTTTATAATGAATCCATCAGTAGCTGTAGAATTTGAGATTAACGGATACACTATTGTTTTATTTAAAGGAAATGACGGTATCGGTTTTAGGCATATTTTACTTAGACATTTTTGTAGCGGATGTGATGGAGAAATAACTGCACGCGATATACTGAATATTGGGAATGTTATAAATAATGATGTAGAAGTTCCAGGTAAAAAAGGACGCATAAATTTTATACAAAATAAGAATGGATTAAAATACACTGTAGTTTTAAAAGTTAAAGAAGACGGAAAACTGATTTTTAATTTTTTTAGTAGTTAGACGGGAGTGGACGGATGAAGCAAGTCATCACTCTGACTCTACCCGAAGGCTCATCCTCAACTCACACTCCACAACAGAAGACCTCTGTCATCAAAACTGATAAGAATCAACTTTAATCACATTGACTAATCTGATTAGTAAAAGTATAACTATTTATATCTTAAAGCAATATCAAGTTATATCATTAAATATCAAGTTATATCATTAAATATCAAGTTATATCATTAAATACACTCGCTACACAAGATATGAAGCACTTTATTTTCTTCTCTAACATTGATTGGTGGAGCTTCGATTTCAAAGATACGTTCACCGTATTTTATACGCATATCTGGCTTTATACCTGGTCTGTATCTCATCTCTATTTTATGTGTAATTTCAGCATGTGTGCCTGCTTTAAAAAACTCTTTGGCACTTTGTGGAATGATGGCTACATATGTAGTTAAAAAATCAGCCCATACTTCTTTTGGACTTCCTGTAGCACTTTGAGTTTGGCTACTTTGTTGAATGATTATCTTTTTTCTTAGATTTCCACTTCTCACGGCATAATCCTGTAAGGTACAAGAAGATTTCTAGCTAAGTCATCATCAAACTTACTGATACTAGCACCGATAACATACTCTTCACGATTTTCAAACAGTGTAGATATCTTGGTTTTGATATAAGTTTTGATAGGTTCTGGAGTAACATCGTAGCCACAAGTAAAAGTGATTTTTACCGCTTTTCTATGATACTCAAAAGTCGGCATATCAATATACTCAATACAGCCTACTTCATACTCTTCATACAGGTAGTACTTAGAGCTGTCTACTTCTACATAGTTACCATCAACCATTATCTCTATTTTGTCAATAGACTTAATAGGATTTTTTGGAAGCTTAGTCACATAGTGATCTGCATAACCTTCATAAGTAGCAACTCCCAGCTGGCGATTTAAAATGTTTTCAGTATGAGTAACTGCAGAGTCAATCATACTCTGAATTAAATCATTGTGTAGATCATCTAACTCACCTAAAAAAGCTTTAGCTTCATCAAGTGTCAATGGTTTTTCAGCTGGTGGTGGTGTTACTAATGTCAGTTGCATATCTTCCTACTTTTTACCGAATAATAACGAGCTAAAAAAGCCCTGTTCCTCTTTGGATTCATCTTGACGCTCCTCTAAGAATATTGATAACAACTCTTCAGTTCCATCAACAATCTCTTGTTCACTCAAGTTTTTACCATTTACCTCGGCAGCTTTCATAACTACTTGAAGGCACAGTGTGTTTAGTTCAGCACGGAAATGGTCATGCTTCTTTATAGCTTCTTTTTCAGCTTCTTCATCTGCTGTCTTTTGAAGCTTATCATTATGTTCTTTTAGCATTTTGTTGTAAAGCTGTTGATCTACAAACTTAACCGTTTCGTTAAGAGCCAGTTTAAAAGCTATAGATATTTCCATAGGTACTTGTTTTTTACTAGCTGGATGAGAGAAGTTATCACCCACAACGGGTGATAAAACTATGACTTTAGTGTTCATAATTTAGCCTTATGAAGCAGCGTTTTGAAGCATAGCTACTGTCTCATCTATAGTAAGCTTACCATCTGTACGTTTGTAAACTTTGAAACCAACCATACCTTCATCTGCATAACGTTCATCTAAACGTTGAATCATCATCTGACCACGATCACCAATTTGGTAATATTTCATATCCCCAAAGAATGCCAACGGCTCACCAGCTGCACCAGTTAAACTATCATCAATCTCATAAGGTCTGCCATAGATTCTACCAGGCTCATCTTCAGTCATACCTCTTGACCAAATAGGTTCACCGTTTGCGTTCTTCATCTTAAATACTTTTTTAAAGAATGCATCTGATATAAACCATGTAGCATTTTTTCTATATTTTGCTTTTACAGATAAATATAAGTCTTCAACATCAGCTTCAGATAGTGTATCAAGCACAGCTAAAGTTTTAGTATTTCCAGCTGGAACACTTTGAGATAAACCAAGTGGTTTTTTAACACCATCACCAGTTAAAAATGAAGTACCTTCAGTTTCACCAATACCTTCAATCATAAGACCATTTAAATGGGCTACTAAATTAAAAGATTCGTCTGCCAATAACTCTTCAGCGACTTGGATAATACCACCAACTTTCCAAGCTTCAAGTACTTTGTTGTCATACTCACCATCTGTTTTAGGGTATGTACCGAGTTCATCAATAAAACCAAAAGTAGGTTTAGCTCCAGCAATAGGTATATTAAATGTACCATCTGTTTTAATTACCGTTGCATATTTTCTCATAGGAGAGTTGTTTGGTAGTGCTGCAAGAATTTCATTAGCATAAGTCTCTGGTACTAAGTAACCACCTTTAGTATCTGTACTTGTAGATAATGCTCTTGTACCTTCATGTGTTTTACCATGTCTAACATATGATAAAAATGC